CTTTTTCAGAAACTGTATCTTACAAATGTTGGAAGGGTTCTGCAGAATTAGAGGACAATATTGACGGTAGTAAAAGCATAAAAAAATTAATAATAAAATGATTAAACTATTAAAAAAATTGTTAGGTTTTGATATATTAGAAAAACGAATAAGAATTTTAGAAAGAAAAAACTACTGGAGGGAAAAATATAAACATGGCATATCTGAACGCAAACATACCTCCAATTTATTGTAAAATAAGAAGAGAATATTTATATGACCTTAAAGAACATAAAGGAGAGTCTGGTGACTGCGTTATCTTTGGTCTTAGTTCTATTTCAGGTCGTGCACTTCTATTTAACATTATGTTACCAAATGGTGCGTGTTACTGGCGACTACCTATATCAGCTTTTTTTCAAAAACAATTTAAAAGAGAAGATGTTCCAGATATGCAAACAAGTGAATTGGAACTTTGGAACTGTTTTAGTTATTGGCCTAGTGTTCATTGTTTTGATTGGTTGGATGGTTTAAATGGGAAATATCTTGGTCTTGATAAAAAATTTTATCATGGACAGTATTTATTCACTGTTGATTGGGCTCATCCAGACACCAATATTATTGATGTGGAACATTCTGAAATACCTCAAGAACATAAGTGTGCACATATATTGGCTCTTACTAACGGCAATTATGCAGCTCAGCCTAATAACCGCCTTTTGTGGCATGTTAATAGTTATACTACTGATGACAGTTGGCCAGACTATAAAGTCCAAACTACTTATTGGGATGCGGAAGCTACGGATATGATTACAGAAGATTCAGATAAAATGTTTTATCAAATGAATAAAAAAAAATGGAAGTAATAGATAATTTTTTATCTGAAAAAGAATTTATTAATATAAAAAAAACTATTATGGATAGATCGTTTCCTTTATATTTTGCAGATTATATTAATGACAATGACAAATCAAATTATTATTTTTTACATTTTTTCTATGATGAATTTGTTCCTATGAGTCCATTTATGAATATATTAGAACCTTTAATTAAAAAATTAAAAATTAAAGCACTTTTAAGAGCAAAAGTTAATTGTTTCCCAAGAACAGAAAAACTTATAATTTATGAACCACACCGAGACTATGATTTTAGTCACAATGGTGCTATACTGTATTTAAATAATTGTGATGGGGGAACATATGTTGGAGACAAATTTTTTCAATCGAAAGAAAACAGAGTCCTTTTATTTGACTCCTCACAAAAACATAGCAGCACAAATTGCACAGATCAAAAGTGTAGATATAATATAAATATAAATTTTTTTTAATGAATCTTTCACGTAATTTTACCCTTTCAGAGTTAACTAAAAGCGATACTGCTATTAGAAAGGGGATAAACAATAACCCTAGCGCAGAGCAGGTAGAAAAATTAAAAGCGTTGTGTGAAAATATTCTACAGCCAGTGCGTGATCATTTTGGCAGGGTCAAGATTACTAGCGGTTTTCGGAGCGTAGAATTATGCGAAGCGATCGGTAGTTCTGCTAGATCGCAACATGCACGTGCAGAGGCCGCAGACTTCGAATGTGTAGGTGTGGACAATGCTGAACTTTTTGATTGGATAAAAGATAACCTTTCACCAGATCAACTAATACTTGAGTTTTACACTCCAGGTGAACCTAATAGTGGATGGATACATTGTTCTTGGGTTGAAGGGACTCCAAGAGCTAGTTATCTACATGCCTTTAAATCAGAGGGTAAGACTAAATATAAACCTATTCTTGGAAAAGCAAAAGATTTAGTATAAAAATCTTTTAATGAAAATTATCACTCATTTTGAAAAACCCGTAAAAAAACAAATTTTTTTTTACGAAGTTGAATTAGAACCATTTGATGAAAATTATTTTATTGAAAAAATTGAAAAAGGTATATTAGAAAATAATAATAATAATTTTAAAAGTGATGTTCAAGGTGAGATGACATCTTTTCAATTTTTTGTTGAAGATCCTTTTTTAGAAAAAATATTAAAAAATTTTTTAAGAGGAATAAAATTTGAAAGGGGATGGGGTATTGTTTTAGTCGATGCTTGGGGAATAAAAATGACGAAAGGTTGTTATACTAATTATCACGATCATATTGAATCATCTTACTCAGGCATTTTATATTTATCTAAATCATCAGTGCCATTAATTTTACCAGAATTAAATAAAAAAATTTATCCAGAAAAATATAAAATATTGTTTTTTGATTCTTTTCTCAATCATGGCACGGAAAAAATAATAGATGAAACAAAATATGCAATAGCCTTTAATTTTAAAAAAAATAAATATTGGAAAGCAACTTAATGGTAAAATTACTTACACACTTAGAAATACCAGTGCAACAACAAGTATTTTTTTATGAGGCACAGATGCCTCCTTTTGACGAAAACTATTTTATACAAAAAATAGAAGAGGGTATTAAATTAGAAAATAACTTTAATTATAAAACTAATGTAAAAGGTTTTATGACATCATGGAAATATTTTAATGAAGACGAGGAATTTCACAATCTATTAACAAATTTTTTTAGGGGCATAAAATTTAGAAAACCTTGTAACTATAAATTAATGGATTCATGGGGTTTGAAATGTATACAAGGTAATAGGACAGAGTTTCATAACCACATGGAAGCTTCTGCATCAGGAATTTTTTATTTGACTGATTGCACTTCACCAATAATTTTTCCACAATTAGAAAAAGAATTTTATCCTGAAAAAGGTAAAGTTTTATTTTTTGATCCAACTTTAATGCACGGAACAGCTGAAATAAAAGAAGGTGAAAAATATGCTATAGCTTTCAATTTATTTGAAGCAAAAGCTTGGGACTAATGATTTTCAAATATGAAATACCTAATTTTGAAAGTCACAAGGATACTTTAATTAATTTATTAGATAATAATATTAATTACACAATTCAAAATGATAAAGAAACAATAAGTAAAACAGATTGGCAATTACCTGAAAATTTAAAACAAGAATATTGGTCCTATTTAAAAGACAATATATTAATTAATTTTAATAAGAACTTTACAAAAAAAGTTAATGCAAAAAAAATATTTTATAACAATTATTGGTTTCAAATTTATCAATTAGGTGATTCTCATCATGCACACCGACACCCAAATTGTATGTTCACAAACATTATTTTTGTAAATTTACCTAAAGATCGCTTAAAAACTAATATTTGGGATCTTAATAATGTTAAATTTGACTTGTCGGTTAAAGAGGGTGACATCATAACTTTCCCAAGTTACTTACTACATGAATCTCCAAAAAATATATTTTTTGAAAGGAAAGTCATTATTTCTTTCAACACTAATATAGCATAAATCAACAAATGAGGGTACTATACTGTTTAATACAAAAATGTTAATATATCTTAAATACCATTTGGAGGACTATGCCATTAAATAAAAAAGGTAAAAAAATCATGAGCTCTATGAAAGATCAATATGGAGACAAAAAAGGAGAAGCGGTTTTTTATGCTTCAGTAAACAAAGGTAAACTGAAGGGTGTTAAAAAAGCGGCAATGGGTAGAGCTATGTTTAAACAAACTACTTCAAAAGCTCCTGGCGATGCACAAATGAAAGTAAAAGAGCCTTATGTTGGAAGTTATATAAAATCAGAAATTGATGGCACAAAAATTTCTAATAAAAGTTATGAAAAATATTATGGAAATTTATTGAAAGGATTTAAAAATGTCTAGAGATTCATCAGGACCGAAAAAAATTGGATTGCAAATACCTAAAATAGTTTTAAGAGCAGCAGGTAATGATCCTAAAAGATTAAAAAAAATTAAAGAAATATTTGGTAAGAAAAAACAAATGAAATTTCCAGGTATGAAAATGGGTGGGTTAACAGATTACTATAAAGATATATTATAATGGCTACATCAGGAACTACAGCATTTAATTTAAATATCGATGATATTATTCAAGAGGGCTATCAAAGATGTGCAGTAACAACCACTTCAGGATATGATTTAAGATCTGCAAGAAGAAGTTTAGATTTATTATTTGCTGAATGGGGTAATCGTGGAATTCATCTTTGGAAAGTAGAGTTAAATGAGAATGCTTTAGTTTCTGGACAAGCTGAGTATTCTGTGCAATCAGATGTTAGTGATGTATTAGAGGCGTTCGTTTCGTCTACAGCAACTGCAAGTGATAATGCAAACACACAAGACATATCATTAACTAAAATTGACAGATCTGCTTACGCTGCTTTACCTAATAAACTTGCAACCGGTCAACCATCACAATATTATGTTGAAAGAAAAACAACTCCTAAAATTTATTTATATCAGGCACCAGATTTAAACACATATACAACTTTGAAATATTATGTAATAAAAAGAATAGAAGATGCTGGAGCTTACACAAATGATGCAGATGTAGTCTATAGATTTTTACCATGTATGTGTGCAGGTATAGCTTATTATTTATCAATGAAAGTTGCACCACAAATGGTTCAACAAAATAAATTAATTTATGAGGATGAATTAAAAAGAGCGTTAGATGAAGATGGTCAAAGAACATCTGTTTATCTTTCACCTCAATCATTCTATCCGAGCGGAGTTTAATTATGTCAAAATTTGCAACTGGTAAAAACTCTTTAGCAATATCTGATAGATCAGGTCAAGCTTTTCCATACAATGAAATGGTTAAAGAATGGAATGGATCTCTTGTTCACATATCAGAGTTTGAACCTAAACATCCACAAATACGTAGAAGACAAGCAGTAAGTGATGCAATAGCATTACAAAATGCAAGACCAATGAGATTTCAACAACCTTCAGTAAAATTTTCTAACGATACTACAATATCAGATTCAGGTGGTGCATCTGTTGGAGTAGCGAATTTATCTTTACCAGGAGATTTTGGTTTTATTAATCAGGGAACATCAGCCATGAAACCTGCAGATCCATCATTACAAAATAGAAGAAGAGAGCTTATTGCAACAATAAATTCTGTGGAGGTTAGTATATCATAATGGCAATCACTCACTCAGCATTTTTAACACAAGTAAGAAATTATACTGAAGTAGATAGTAATGTTTTAACAGACGCTATCATACAAGATTTTATAAGAAATGTAGAACTGGATGTGGCAGGAAAAGTAGATTATGATGATTTACGTAAGTATGCTACATCTAATTTTACAGCTGGTAATAGAGCTGTATCAATGCCATCAGATTTATTAATACTAAGATCTGTTGAACGAATAGACTCTAGTGGTAACAGAGAATTTTTAGAAAAGAGAGATACAAGTTTTATATCTGAGTTTAATGGGACAGGTAAACAAGGCACACCAAAATACTATGCTAATTATGATGATTTTAACATAATTGTTGCTCCTACACCTGCCGCAGCTGATACTGTGCAAATAAATTATATTAAGGACGCACCAAATTTTACTTCAACCAATAATACTTTTTTGTCAACTTACCAAGAATCAATGCTTTTACATGGTGTTCTATCTGAGGCATTTAGATTTTTAAAAGGGCCACAGGATATGTACAAGTTATATGAAACAAAGTATAATGAAGAATTACAGAATTTTGCTCTACAACAAATGGGCAGAAGAAGACGTGGCGAGTATGATGATGGGGTTCCAAGAGTAAAAATCCAATCTCCTACTCCAAACACAACTTATTAATAATAGGAGGCCATTATGGCAATAACAACAAATGCAATATGCGATAGTTTTAAAAAAGAACTATTACAAGCTAAGCATGATTTTGACACATCGTCTGATACTTATAAATTAGCGATGTTTACAAACTCGGCATCATTAGGAAAATCAACTACAAACTATACTACAGCAAATGAAGTTTCATCTCCATCAGGTTACACTGCTGGTGGTAAAGCTTTGGTAAACCAAGGTGTAAAAGTTTCATCATCTGTAGCAATAACTGATTTTGCTGATTTATCTTTTGTTGGTGTAACTCTTACTGCAAGAGGTGCATTAATCTATAATACAACAACAGATGGCGGTTCTAGTACAACTGACGCTGTGGCTGTTTTAGATTTCGGTGGTGACAAAACTGCAACTTCAGGAACATTTACAATTCAATTTCCTGCATTTACTACATCCGCTGCAATATTAAGATTAGCATAATTTAAAGGAGGAGCCTCGTGGCTGACATTACAGTTCCAGTACAGTCGCCAGGCTCCGAATATTGGGGTCAATCCACATGGGGTTCAAATGATTGGGGTGGCTCCGGACTATCATTAACAACATCACAAGGTTCAGTCACAACTACAGCTGACGCAACTGTCAGTGTAACTGGTATTCAAATTGCATCCTCACAAGGAACAACAGTTGGTGGCACTTCAGCTCTAATTGAAAATCCTGGACCTGTAACTATGTCCAGTGGCATTGGTAGTGCTACGATAGGAATTGGTGTTCCAGTAGGAAGTGTTTCTGCTACGTTTAGTATTGGCACTGCCACTGTAGATGAGTCTGAATTAACAGGTATAGGTTGGGGTAGAAGAGCTTGGGGTAATCTTGCATGGGGTGCAGCTTATTCAGTAATTGCAACAGGACAAACTTTAACATCATCTATAGGAGCTGCTGTTGGTAAAACTGATGTAACAGTTTCTGTAACGAGTGCAGGTCAATTGTCTGGAACTCTTGGAAGTTTTTCACTTCAAATAGATCAAGATATAACTGTTTTTGCTGCAGAGGATCAATTAGATTTTACAATCGGATCTTCCACTTTTGATGCTGATGCAAATGTAACTGTAACCAGTGCTGGTTCATTAACAGGTTCAATGGGCACAACTGTTGCAGGATTAAAAACTCCTGTAGATGTTAGTGGTATCTCAGCTACATTCTCACAAGGATCTTTTAGTCTTGTACAAAGCACAACTGAATCAGTAACAGGTATTCAAGCTACATTATCTTTGGGTCAACATACTGAAATACCTGGTCAAATAATTGGTGTTTCAGGGCAACAAATGACAGCTTCAATTGGCTCTGTATCGGTTACAGGAACCGCTGGTATCGATGTTACTGGTATACAAATGACAGCTTCTGTGGGCAATGTAAATATCACTGCTTGGGAAGAGGTTGATTTGGGAGTTAATAATGTTTGGACAGAGGTTGATTTGGCAGCTTAATTGAGTTAAAATATTAAAATTACTAAGGAGAATTTTTTATGGGATCAAATTATTCAAGTGACCTAAAATTAGAATTAATGACTACTGGTGAAAATGCCGGTACATGGGGTGATAAAACAAACACAAATTTACAATTAGTACAACAAGCGATTGCAGGTTTTGAACAAATTACACTTTCTTCAGGTGGAACAGTTGCACTTGCAATGTCAGATGGTGCACTTTCAACTGCACGAAACATGGTAATTAAATTTGCAACAATTACTGCAGGTTCATCTACAGTTTGTACAGTGCCAGATTCAATCGAAAAATTTTATATCTTTGATTGTAGATTAGTTACCAACCCAACTAATTTAACGATTAAAACTGCTTCAGGAACAGGTTTTTCTCCTGACGCACAAAAAATTTATGCAGCATATTCAGATGGTACAAACATTACTGAGGTATCTTTAGATACTTTGGGCGGTACAATAGGCACAGCTCAAATAGCAGACGATGCAGTTGATAACGATAAAATCGCAGCAAACGCAGTAAGAGCTGCGCAATTGTCTAACAACGCAGTTACTACTGCTAAAATTGCTGACAATGCAGTATTGACTGCTAAAATTTCAAATAAAAACGTAACCACTGCTAAAATTGCTGACGATGCAGTTGGTGCAGATCAATTAGCAAATACAACTGTTTCAGCTGGTACTTATGCATTAGCAACTATAACAGTTGACGCGCAAGGTAGAATTACTTCTGCTGCTGCAGGATCTGCAGGAGGTGGAGGATATGTTCCAAATTTAGAAGCTGGTGGTGGACAAACAGGAACTTTCACTGCACAAACTAACTCTTCATCTGTGTTAGCTTATATGGGAGGCGGTGGTGGAGGAACTAATCCACAACGTCAAAATGCAGGTAGAGGTGGCTTTGGAATTTATACAGCAACCTTTTCACAACCATTTACAGCAAACTACGCAGTAGGTACCGGAGGTGGTACAAACAATAGTGGTAATGCAACTAATTTTCATAATTTTACTGCTAATGGTGGTGCTATGAGTCCATCTAATCCTGGAAATGCACCTGGAGCTTCTTGGCCAGGTAACAACACTAACTTTCCACAACCCTCAAGAGATGGCAGTGGTATTTATTGGGCTAGAGGATCTGGAGGTGGTTTAATTGGAATGACATCTGGAGTTAATGGTGGACCAGGAAATTTGTGGGTTTGGGAGGCGTAAGATATGGCATACATATACATCGATCCAAATAATGTGAATGAGTGGGGCTATAACATTCTCATAAAAGATGATGCTGAAAAAGCAGTAACTCCTAACGAAAATAATTGTTATAAAGAATTTGATATTTCTGATAGCCAATACGAAGATCTTAAGATGGAAAGAAAGTTTGTAAGATTCAATGATTCTGATGAATTAGAATTTATGGATGTTGAACCGATGACTTGGAACAACGTAGAAGAGATAAATCAGTATGTGTCTGATAATTTTAGTGGTGACCCAACTGTAGATGGAATTTCCACTGCTACATTAGGAAGAAAAGCAGTTCATGATGCTGTTAATGCAATAGATTGGTCAGGAGAAACTTTTCCTTTAACAGGTCATTTTAAAGTTCTTTGTGCTGCAAAAGGCATGACTTGGAATCCAAAAGACTTTTAATAAAATTGAACTTTTAAAATATTTCTATATTGTGTTTGAATGAACATAATAAAATTTATTGCACCTAAAGATTATTTAGATGCAAAAGATAATTACCCAAAACCTATTAAGACAAACTTACCAGAATGGTTTAAAAAGTTAAATCATTCTGTTGAAAAAAAAACTATAAAGGGTTGCATACCTTTTTTAGAAACTTTAACTACAGGGTACTTATTAAGACTGCCAGTGGATACAAAAATTGAACACTATGTAGATAATGGTAGTTTAAATACGTCTATAGATGAAATTAAAAAAGGTGTCAAAAACCAAATGGGTTTAAATATGGGAACAATAGGGTATCATCCAGTTGAGCAAGTCACGGGCTGCCCCTTTGAAAAAAAAAATGGAGAGGGAAGAGTCTTTCATAAAATTGCAAACCCTTGGACTATAAAAACTCCACCAGGATATTCTTGTTTATTTATACCTCCACTTAATAATACGACTCAAGATTTTTTTGAAATCATACCAGGCATAGTTCATACGGACACTTTTGAATTAGAAATTAATTTTCCAATCATATTAAATGCAGAAAAATATACAAACATAAATACTATATTTAAAAGAGGACTTCCGTATGTGCAAATAATTCCTTTTAAAAGAGATGATTGGCAAATGAAAATTGAAACAAAAAATAATAAAAAAGCTAGTAAAAATTTTTTACATTGGACATTATCTTTCTTACATAGATATAGGGAAAAAATATACAATAAAAACAAAACAAAATGGTTGTAGAAGAATTAAAATATATAAACATTATTAAAAACGTGTTACCTAAACAAAATTTTGAAAGGTTATTAAAATTCTTTGATAATGATATGATTGAAGAAGAGGCTAGAATTGGATCTGGTAAAGAGGGTAAAGTAGATGCAAATATTAGAAAAGTAGCTATGCATTGGTTCCGACCTGATAGTGATAAAATGACTGACGTTTATTGGTATAATTATTTAAGAAAAATATTTGCTAATCATGCTATAGAATTTTTTACACAAAGAAATATAAGTCATTCATTCTCTGATCAATTTGAGATACACTTATTAAAATATTATAAAAATAATTTTTACAATATACATTCTGATTATGCTAAAAATACACCTAGAGAATTAAGTTTTTCTTTATTACTAAATGATAATTATAAAGGTGGTAATTTTATATTTTTATTTAAAAATAAAGAATATCCTGTTACCTTAGAAAAAAATGATTTGTTAATATTTCCAAGTAATTTTATCTATCATCATAGAATTGATAAGGTAACTGAGGGCGTACGAAAGGCAGTTGTAGGATGGATTTGAAAAATAAAAAATATTTAATTTTTAAAAATTTTTTAAGTGAAGAAGTTAGAAAGTTGTTAGAAAATCATTGTAAAATTACTCATAGAAATAACAAAGATCAATTTAGTTCATCCGATGATGTTACCGAGGGTGATAGTTATTTTTATGCAGATCCAATTATGGAAGCTTTACTTGTAACAAAAGGACCTGAGATAGAAAAAAAATTAGGTGTTGAATTATTACCCACATATAGCTTTTGGAGAATGTATACAAAATATTCTCGTCTAGTAAAACATTCTGATAGACCTAGTTGTGAATATAGTGTTAGTGTTTTTATTGGTGGTGATCAAACACACAAATGGCCGTTTATTGCAGATGGTAATAAAATTAATATTGATCCTGGAGATGCTATATTTTACAAAGGATGTGAAATAAAACATTGGCGCGAGGAATTTTTAGGGGACTATCAAGCACAACTTTTTTTGCATTACGTAGATAAAAATGGACCTAATGCTAATTGTGTGTTAGATGGTAGATTAATGTTAGGACAAAAAAATTGAAATTAGAACAAAAAAAAGACGGGTCAATAAAAATACATTTTTCTTGGAAAGATATTATTTCAATAATAAAAAATAAAAAAACTTTAAATTTCAATACCAAATTAACAAAAGCAGCAATAACCGTTGCTATGACTTTCTTTGTAAATTTACATGCTAAATTACCAAAGGACATTCAAAGCAAACCTTCAGATCAAGAGGACATAGATAAAATCTTAAAATAGTGTTATAATATGCTATGCCTTTAACAAATGTACAAATAGCACCAGGATTCAATAAACAAGTAACCCAAACAGGAGCTGAGGGTCAATGGACGGATGGTGATTTTGTTAGGTTTAGGTATGGACTACCAGAAAAAATTGGTGGTTGGGAACAAATTGTAAATGCTAAATTAGTTGGTGCAGCTAGAGAACAATTTGTATGGGCAGATCTTGATGGCAGAAGATACGCAGCTATCGGAACAAATAAGTTACTTGTCGTTTATTATGAAGGCGCTTTTTATGATATTACTCCTTTAGACACTGCATTAACAGGTTGCACTTTTACCACAGCAAATACGTCTGCTACTGTTACTGTAAATAAAGCTGCACATAATTTAGAACCAGGAGATTTATTTACTTTTACAAGTGTTACACCTCCTGTAGGTGCTGGATATTCTTCATCTGATTTTGAAACTAATACTTTTCAAGTTATAACTGTTCCAACGAGTGATACATTTACAATTACCATGGCATCTGCAGCAGGGACTACAGTAGCTGCTAGTGGCTCAGCTCAAGTTAATCCTTACGTAAAAGTAGGATCACTAACTCAAACTTATGGTTTTGGTTGGGGCACTGCTTTGTGGGGTGGTGGTCAACAAGTTTTCTCAACTTTAAATGGAGGATTAAATGATGATACTGCAGGGACAGGTGGTTCAGGTACATCAATAACACTTGCATCAACTACAGGTTTTCCATCTACAGGCACTATTAAAGTTGGTGCTGAATTTATTTCTTATACTGGCACTACATCTACAGAACTGACCGGTATAACAAGAGCTGTTGCTGGTACAAGATCAGCTCATACAAGTGGTGCGGGGGTAGAATATTTTACTGGTTGGGGTGAAGCCTCTTTGTCTCAAACATTATCAATAGATCCTGCTTCTTGGTCTCTTGATAATTTTGGTCAACAACTTATTGCAACAATAAAAAATGGTAGATCTTTTTCTTGGAATCCTATTAATGCAGATTCAAATGCTTTACAAACTAGAGCAGTAGTAATATCTAATGCACCTACTGCATCTGTAATGTCATTAGTCTCTGATAGAGATAGACATTTATTTATGCTTGGAACTGAAACAACAATCGGTAGTCCAAACACTCAAGATAAATTATTTATTAGATTTTCAGATCAAGAAAACATTTCTGATTACACTGCAACATCAATTAATACAGCTGGTTCTTTTAGATTAGACTCGGGAACAAAGATAGTAGGTGCAGTCAAAGGTAAAGATTATACTCTTGTTCTTACTAATACAGCGGCATATGTAATACAATTTGTAGGTCCACCATTTACATTTTCAGTGAGACAAGTCGGATCTAACTGTGGAGCCATAGGACAACATTCTATTAAATATGTTAATGGTGTAGTGTATTGGATGGGTGAAGCTGGTGGTTTTTTTGTTTACGATGGTACTGTAAAAGCTTTACCATGTTTAGTTGAAGATTTTGTATTTACCACTAAGGGTGATAACTTGGGTATAAATTATCAAAATGGAGAGTCTGTGTATGCAGGATTGTATACTTTGTATGAAGAGGTTGTTTGGTTTTATCCTAAATCCGGTAGTGATAATGTTGATAGATGTGTTACTTATAACTATCAATCTGGAGTTTGGACAACAGGTTCCTTAGCTAGAACAACCTATGTAGATGCTAATCTATATGATAATCCATATGCTACAGAATTTACTGCTACAGGTTTACCAACATTTCCTACGATCCAAGGCGTAACAAATATTAACGGATCCACAATATACTATGAACACGAAAAGGGTAACAATCAAGTAGATGCAGAGGGTAATAAAACAGCAATAGCTGCATTTATACAATCAGGTGATTTTGATTTAGATGTAGAAGGTAATGGTCAATTTTTTATGAGTATGCGAAGGTTTGTGCCAGATTTTAAAGTTTTAACAGGTGATGCACGAGTAACTATTAATCTTAGAAACTATCCAACGGACACCGCATCCTCATCACCTTTAGGTCCTTTTACAATAAACAGTTCTACTGATAAGGTTGATACAAGGGCAAGAACTAGATTTGCTAATCTTAAAATAGAAAATATATCAACCGATCAAAGTTGGCGTTATGGTACTTTTAGAGCTGACATACAACCTGATGGTATGAGAGGATAATGGAAAACGAATTTAATAATGAACTAGGTTTTGGTATGCAACCAATGGGCATAGCTACTCTTGCTCCTGAGCCAGTTTTTATACCTGATGCAAGAATTTTAGCTCAAAATATAATTAAACAAAAAGCTCTAGATACTATTGGACGAAAGGTTGGTTTACCTGCGCTAGGACGTGTAATGGGTTTTGATCCCCTACTTTCAAGCACATTAGGTCTTTCAGCTTTAGGGCCAGTGGGTTTAGGAATTGGTGCTTTACAAAATGTAAATAACAGACTTCAATCAAGCACATTTGGTAGATCTGCAACTATTTCAAGTTATCTTGCAAATAAAAGAGCTGAGAAAGCTGCGAAAAGAGATTTTGAAAGAGATAAACAAGGTGATGTGCGAACTGTTCCAGCTAGAATAATGAATATTCAACCTACTGCTCAAGACACTGCTAGAGGTCAAGGAGGGGGCGGAGGTGCGGGAAACTATGGAATGCCTGGAAGAGCAGCAACCGGTTACCAGGACTTATAATGGCAAGAATAGATATTGTAATACCTGAACCTACTATTGAGTATACAGAAGAAAATCAAAGACAAGTAACTCAGTCTTTACGAACTATGCAAGATAAGTTAAATACAACTTATCAACAAGAATTGAAAAATGAACAAGATGCTTTTAATTATTTTTTATCATGACAATTAGATACAAAAATCAAGGTTTTAAACAAGCTAGTACAGGTAAGACAACAGTGTTTACTTGTCCTAGTGATGCAACGGTCATTGTTAAAAGTGTTTATTGTGCCAACAGTGATGCTTCCTCTGCTATTTTAGTAAACATGAATTTTGTAGATTCATCAGACTCAAACACTGAGTATGAATTTTTTCGAGATGATTTAGCTGCTAAATCGCAAGTCAACGCTACACCACAAGGATTGAATCTTGAAGCAGGAGATGCAATAACGGTACAGGCAGCTACAGGTAGTAACACAATACAAGGTGTCATAAGTTATGCGCAATTAGATAGATCGCAAGAAAATGGCTAGACAAAAATTTGTTCATTACGTCCCACGTCCAAAACCTCGTAAACGTCCAGGTCGTCATAAAAAAAGACTTAACAAAAGTGAAAAAAGATCGTATAAAAAGTACCACCGACAAGGTAGAATATGACAAAAGACTTACCAAAGATACCAGCAGAGGCAAAAGAAATTATTAAAAACAAAAGAACAGGAAAAATATATGCTTCTAAAATTGATTTTGATGCTGATGTTAATGATCCCAATACTGATACTACTGCTGATGATTTTCGACAAGACTTAGAAATAAAAGTTACTAGAGTCAATATTGAGTCATATACAAAAAAATAAAATGAAACAAATTTTATTTGATGTCCCTCTTTGGAAGTGTCCAATAGACCCAACAAAAATAGGATTAGAGAGCAAAAATTTTAAAAATTGTTTTGATTCTAAAACTTTATCTAGCTTCGCAGGTATTAATAACTGTACAGAAGAAGGTCATAAATATTTAATTGAAACAATAATGAATGAATTAAAAAAAGATTTAAAAGTTTGGAAATTAGTTAATTTAAGAGCATGGAGAAATATATACAAAGATAGTTTCCAAGATAGGCATAATCATGCAGGAAGTCACTTTACTTTTATAATTTATGAAAAAATACTAAAACCACAGACTGTTTTTTATCACCCTGCCAATGATTTAATTAATGCTTCTGAGGGAGGAGACTACTACAAATTATCTCATGAGTTAGAGGCAGATAAAGATACTATTTTTATTTTTCCTGGATACCTAGATCATATGGTTAGGTTAACAAAAGAAGGCATGTCAATATCAGGAAATTTTGACGTTATACCTCATCCAAACAGAAAATTAGGTTTAGACACTGGCGCTGGTTTTTAATGAAATTTTTAGGTCTTCGTCTGTGCGATCATGATTCTTCAATCACATACACTGACGGTGTAGAGGTAAAATATTTTAAACCAGAAAGACACAAACAAATAAAACATTTTGCTTATGAAAATTTAATAGATTGGGTAGATGACGCTAAAAACTTAGGTATAAATTTTAAGGAACTTACCGCTGTTGCTATGGTTATTGATGTACACAAACATCCTTACCTTAACAAAGAAGATCCGCATAAACTCTTTGAATTAATTAAAATACCTTATAGTCCATTTACAGAATTACCTTGTCCAATTTTTAGAATAGATCATCATTATGCACACAGTTTATCTTCTTGGATGTTAACGAATGTTAAAGATCATCTTATATTAGATGGATTTGGTGATTTAAGAAGATCCATAAGTATTTTTAATAACGAAAAAAGAACAAAATCTTATACATTAGATCAAGTAGGATCATTCGGTATGTTTCTTGGAGAAATAGGAGAACCGTTTCAAATTAAGGGGCATCCAGATGATATAGCTGGTAAGGTCATGGCTCTTCAATCTTTTGGTGAATTAGATAAAAAATATTTTAATCATATTAAAGATTTGTCTTTTGAAGACTTAAACTATGTAGGTAATTTTCGTAATTATTATAAAATTTATGAAAGCTCAATTGCGTGTAAATTTAATTTAATTAATTTTTTATCTACTGTGCATCATTTTGCAGAGAGTAAAGTTCCTCCTTTTGTATCAAAATATTTTACTAACGATACTGCATTTACTTATTCGGGTGGTGTTGCACATAACATTTGTATTAATACTAAACTTAAAGAAAATTTTCCAAATATGATAATTCCTCCTCACTGTGCTGATGAGGGTTTATCATTAGGATGTGTTGAGTTTTTACGAAACTATTACAAACAACCATCTTTCTCTAAAAATAATTTTCCATTTTGGCAAAGTGATGAAGCACCTAAAACAAAACCGTCTAATAAAACAATTAATTATATAGCTGATCAACTTGCGAAAGGCAAAATAGTAGGTTGGTATCAGGGTCATGGTGAGATAGGCCCTAGAGCTTTAGGTAATAGATCAATACTTATGAGTCCTGAAATACAAAATGGTAAACACATTATAAATCAAAGAGTAAAACATAGAGAGGACTACAGACCCTTTGCTGCTTCTATTAAATCAGAAGCCACACAAAAATATTTTAATTGGAAACATGACAGTAATTTTATGAAATATAGTGTTAAATTTAAGGATAAAATATTTGCTCCTATTTCTCACATCGACAACACGAGCAGAATCCAAACTGTTGATGAAAGCCATCATATATTTTATGAACTGCTTGACAAATTTGAAAATAAAACAGGACTACCCATGTTATTAAATACATCATTAAATGATAACGGTAAACCAATTGCAGGTTGTCCACAAGACGCTTTAAATTTATTTAAACAATCTGATCTTGATATTTTAGTAATTGGAGATAAGGTGATAAAAAAATAAATTTATGGAACCTAGAGGCGCAACAGAATTACAACACGAGTTGTTAAATAAATATGTTTCAAAAGATTTACTAGATAAGGTACAAATATGTACCTCTATACCAGGAAAGGTTCCAATTGATCCTAATAAAGTAAATATATTATGGCAAAAAAATTCATATGATCAAGGTAACTTACAAAAATTCTTTTTAGATAAGGGGAGGCATCATGAATATGATTGGTATGTTTTTAACTCACATTGGAATTATGAAAAATTTAGATATTTTTTTCAGCTGCCAGAGGATAAATGCATAGTAATTAAAAATGGCACTGATAATTTTCCTAAAAGAAATCAATATAAAAAAGGTGATCCTATAAAAATTATACACCATTGTACACCTTGGAGAGGTCTTAACGTTTTATTGTTTGCCATGCAAATGTTAAAAAATAAAAATATTACATTAGATGTATATAGTTCATGTGAAATTTATGGTGATGAATTTACTAGAGATCATGGTAAAGATTTTATTCCTTTAATAGAACAAGCAAAAAAATTACCAAATGTAAATTACATTGGTTACAAACCAAATGAATATATCAAAGAACACATGAGTGATTATCACTTGTTTGTTTATCCATGTATATTTGAAGAAACTTTTTGTGTGTCTGCATTAGAGGCGTTAGCATCTGGTTTACATGTAATCACGACTAATTTTGGCGCTTTACCAGAAACCTGTGCTGAATGGCCTGTGTACGTTAATTACTCAAAAAATCATGAGTTGTTAGCGTCTTCAACAGCAGCTGCGATTGATGTTGCAGCAGACTATCTGCATGAGGATTACATACAAGAATACTTACAACAACAACAAGATTATTACAAAAAATTTTATAGTTGGGAGAAAAAGGCTCAACAGTGGACCAACTTTTTACAAGGAGCTATCAGTGTCAAACGATAAATTTATTAATGAAGATACTTACCAAACATTACAAGATACAAGAATAGAACCGCAATCTGATTTTGATAAAGCTATTAAACCTTTATGGAAACCGAACACCGGACCAATGTCAAAAATAAAAATATTTTTAGGCACACCAGTTCATAGTGATGTATCAATACATTACACTCAAGCCTTACTTGAGTTTCAAGCAGAGTGTTTCAAGAAAAAAATACATGTTCAATTTCAATTAATGAAATCATCTTTAGTTACACAAGGCAGAAATTTGGTGGTTGCAGGTTTTTTAAGCACAGATTGTACTCATCTTTTGTTTATTGATTCAGATATCTACTTTCAAGCAAAATCTATATTTGCAATGTTAGATGCTGATAAGGAAATTATTTCTGTGCCATACCCTTTAAAAACTTTAATGTGGGACAAAGCTTTTAATAAAATGAGAGAGGGTAAAATAAAAAAACCTGATGATATAAGACGAGCCTTGCACACTTACCCTATGAAAGTGCCTGATGATAAAGATATTAAGGTTAAACAAGGAGTTATGGAAGTTACCGACTCGCCCACTGGATGTATGTTGATTAAAAGAGAAGTTATTGAAAAAATGATCAAGGCTTATCCAGACAAAGCTATTGTTCAAAAGACAGTTATAAATGGTGAATATGTTGATAAACCTAATATGTGGAATTTTTTTGACACATTACATGATCCTGAAACTAAAAGCTTTCTAGGTGAAGATTTTGCTTTTTGTAATCTTTGGAGAAATCTTGGTGGTAAATGTTATGCATATATCAATGATTCTATAGTCCATGTTGGGGAGCATCAGTATCAAGGTCGATTCTATGATGAGTTGATATCTTCTAAGTAAAATGGTAATATTAAGCTTTTAGATCTAAAGGAGAATATATTATAATGTTACAATTCTTACCCTACGCATTAGCTGCTTACGGAGGCTTACAAGGATACAGACAAGCAAAGGATTCAGGGGCATCTGGTATTGGAAGGTTATTAGGAGCTGCAGGTGGTGCTTATGGTGGTTTTCAATTAGGTCAAGTTGGAGGTTTTGCACAACAAGCAGGATTTAGACAACCAAGTTTTTTACAAAATATTCCAGGATTTGCACAACAAAGACCAGGAGCATATCAATTGCCTCCAGGTGCAGGTAGAGATCCAAGTAAGGCTTTAGGCTTTCCAAGTGGATCATCATTACCCTCAGCAGATCCAGGTATGGTAAATACAAGATCAGTTACTGATTTATTGTTAAGAAAAAAAGATCCCACAGAGGGTTACGATCCAATTAAAATATCAGCTCTTGTTGGTGGTATTCCCCTAGCATTAGGTGCATTTGATCAACCACCTACAGATATTTATTCACCAACTTATAATGTGGGTTATGCACAATTAGCTGCATCAAGACCAGGATATTCTTATATTGATCCTGCATCAGGACAAGAAAAAAAATATGAAGGTGTTTACATACCAGAGGCGGATCCAAGAAATCAAGGGGCCTTTCGTATGGGTCCATTCGCAATGGAAAGAACAAGATTAAGAACTGGTGGACTAGCAGAAATAAAAAAATTTAACGAGGGTGGAATAAATTATTTACCTTCAAAAGTTTCCCATGATGAGAACGATGCAAATAATTATATTCGTGCACATGGATATGTAGAGGACGGATCTGGAAACGGAGACAAAGACGAAGATACAATGTTAGCTCAATTAGCAGACGGTGAGTTTGTAACAAGAGCAGACGGAGTGTTAGGTGCTGGAATCATAGCTGGAGCAAATCCAAATAGTATGAGAGACATGCGAGAAAAAGGTGCAGCTTACTTCTATGAACAGCAAAAAAGATACAAAAGAGTATTTGATTTATTGAAGGATGCACATGGCGACAGCTCAAAAAAAAATTAAACCACTTGTAAGTATTTTACCCATTGAACCTAAAGATATTGAGAGGTTCTGGCCTCTTATGGAATTTATGATAGCAGAGGCTTTAACATTTTCAGGTAAGTATGCTGATCCAGAATGGTTCTTTAGAGAGTTAAAAAAAGATGTCATGCAATGTTGGATAATGTTTGGCTCAGATGAATCAGAAGAAAATAAAGTTTTTGGTGTAACTATTGGAAGAATAGCTGAACTTCCAAATTTTAGTCAGTATGAAATTATAATTTGCACAGGAAAAAGAAGAGAGTTATGGGAAGATAATCTTGTTAAAGAAATAACTAATTTTGCAAAACATAATAACTGTAAAAGATTAAGCATAATGGCCAGACCCGGTTGGGAAAGAGTATCTAAAGACTGGGGTTGGAAAAAGAAACACGTACAATTAGAGAAATGGATATAATATGAGTTTTTTTGGAGGAGGAAGATCATCACAACCTGCACCACCTGCAGCTCAAACACAATTTGTAAGAGAGGCTCCTGGTATAGAGGAACGTAAAATTGAGTTGATGGATATTGCAAGACAAGTTGCACAACAACCAATTGATCTTCCTGATGTTCAAGCAGCACCTGCAGGTGCTTTAGAACAATTAGGTTTTACACGAGCTGGAACAACAGGTGTAGGAGCTCCCACAGTAGCTCAAGGTATAGCACAAATTCAAGCAGCCGCAGCTCCTGTAGGTCAAGCACAAATAAATCAATTTTTAAATCCATATCAATCTTACGTAACAGATGAAATTGCAAGACAAGG